GGGTCAAGCAATGATTAAAAAATACTTAGAGATATTTAAAATATGACATTACTTGCAAGCTTTGAAAGTCAGCGCGTACTAAATCACATACGCACAAGCGGCTTATTAACAGCATTTACCGATTACCAAGGTAATGCACAAGGTACTACAGATAGCGCGTCTGGTATTGTTAATTTGACAGAACTGCCAACTAATGAAAGGTTGGTACAAGTACGCTTAGCTGGTAATGACCAAATTGCAGACGGCTCAGTTGGCTTTAGCCAATACCCTGTTAGCGTTTATGTGTTTGGTAAAGCTAATCTTGATGATGCGCCAATAGTTACAGGCTTAACAGATGATATTAGAAATTGGTTGCGTAAGAACTTTTCAAGCTCTGACGAGTGTATTATTAGCATCCAGGTATTAGGAAAAGGCGGCCCATACCCTATGGATGACAGCCGTCCTTATTGTGAAATACCGCTAATAGTTAAATTTAATGCAATTAGTGATTGACCTGTAAATTTAATTAGACTATTGTTTGCCATGTAGACAATAAAAAGATCGTCTGGTATATGCGCCGATTTATAGTTGAAGTTAGATGGTTTCCCTTTTTCCATCGGTGGCTATAATGAAATATACAAGCATTGGTTTTGAAATTTCACCCACAGAATCAGTAAACGCGCTGATTGCGAAAGAGCGTTAAAAGTAGTTTTTTCATTAACTTACTAGATAAGGCGGTGATAAAATCTCGATGCCATTATCGATAAAATGGTGTTGTTTAAATACGGTCGTGAGATAGAATTTAAACGCAATCACTTAACAGATATAAATAGAGTTTATAGGTGTGCAGCAGAAAGTAAATCAGCCCAACTCAAGCGGTCAACAAAGTAAGCTTGCACAACCTATACACTCTTCTCTATTCCAACCCTCTAAAACCCACTGTAAAAGGTGGGTTTTCTTTTATCCGTCCGCAAGTGGTATAATTACTCCGAATTAATTCATTTAACTTCGGAGTAATTATTATGGCAACAGGTTGTCAAAAAGATTTAGACATTGGCCGCAATCTAATTGTGCGCTGGGCAGAAGCTTGTGGTTCAGAAGATCCACTTTCAACAGCTACAACCCCACTAACTTACAAGCCGCTTGGTTATACAACAACCAAAGCAATCAACGAGTCAACACGTACTACTGATGCGAATAACGACACATCAGGCGCATATCAGAAAACATTACAAACTGGTTTAGGTATGGAAATTCCTGTTTCTGTATTTACATCGGCTGACATTGTTGATATCAGTACACAGGAAGAACTGCGAATTTACCGCCGCACTGAAATTACAGCGGGTCGTCAAGCTACATTATGGCTTGAGCTTACAAACCCACAACTAGGCATTAAAGAATATGTATTCTGTTTAGTTAATGACGTTTCACGCTCATACGGTAATGAAGATGTTAACACTGGTGATTTCAACTTTGTAATGATTTCAACAGACGATAGCACTAACCCAGCATACCAAACGGAAACTATTGCGTAATGCTTTTAAAAGAGTACGGTCACGGCTGTATAGAGTACGGTGATGTTAAATACATCATCGTGCCATCTTTTATAAACATATCAGCCATAGGTACACCAGAAGAAATAATAAACACGGTTAACGGCTTGCACAGCGATGACCCTCTTGATGTTTATAGCTCTGCTTTTTCTATCCTTCAGTCTTGTTGCGATAAAGATTTTCCACGCGAATTGTTTGGTGATTTATCAATGACTGAAGACGGCATAAATAAACTAGACGTTTCACCAGAGCAAATTAACGATTTAATCGTGCTAGCCAATCACTGCGTGCTTCATGGAATCGTTGGCAAGGTTGACTTTAAAGGTGGTGAAGGCGAGCCACTAACAGAATTTGACGCATACGAATACATAGACTTAGCTGTTGAGCATTTTAACTTAAGCTACGATGAAGCGGCAAAAATGACAATGACACAATTTGTTAGGCGTATGCGCACTAAGTACCCCGAGGCACACAAGAAGCAAGCAGCCGAAGCAGCAAAGGCGAGTGAGCAAAAAGCTATGGTCGAGTACATGAAACAGAATGGGATGATTTAAAAATGGCTGAAAATTTAGGCTCGATTAGGTATGACGTAGAAGTTAATACGGCTAGCACGTTAAAAGCTGATACTGTCGTAGGTAAAACCACTGACAGTATGGTTAACAACTTTAAGAAGGTTGACAATGCCACTAAAACCCTAAATACGCAAGTCACTAAAGCATCCGCTGGCGTTAAAAGGGCTATGAACGCCAACTTAGGGCAAGCTGGTATTCAGGTTCAACAGTTTGTAGGTCAGTTACAAGGTGGTCAATCTGCAATGGTTGCCCTTGCTCAGCAATCAGCGGATTTAGGTATTGTGCTAGGCGCTCCGCTAATTGGTGTATTCGTATCATTAGCCGCTGTGCTTGCTGGTACTTTAGCCCCTGCTATTTTTGGCAGTGTATCTAATATAGAAAAGCTACAAAAGGCAATCGAAAACACCAAGGCTGTAATGACCGTTGGTGCTAGTGGTGTAGCAGAGTACACAGAAGAAATTAAGCGCCTAAATACTGCGTCTGAAAGCTTAGCCAAAATAAAAATAGCTTTAGCGATGACCGAAAACGCCGAAGCGCTAAAGGCATCAAAGAAAGAAGCATCCGCATTAAGGGCGGAGCTTATAGACTTTCAAGAGGATGCTACAGACGCAGCTAAAAGGCTAACAGGTCTAACATCTAGCACAAACGACATACTTAGCTTGACTGGTGCAATGAATGACTTCAACGCAGCCACTAGTGATGATAAAAAGTTAAAAGCGCTAGATACCGCCGAAAAAGCATTGTTAAACATGCGTAAAAACGGAGCGTTTCCAACTAAAGAACTTGCAGAGTATGCCGCTGAGTTCTTCACCTTTTCAGACGCAACTAGACAAGCTATCGCAAATAATAAAGCGCTTAGTGTGTCAATGGATGACATGGCATCATCTACAAAGGATGCTGAAAGCCAATTCAAGTCAATAAAAGACGCTTTAAGGTCTCAAATAATAGAGTTGAATAGTGGGGAAGAGGCAGCGCTAAGATACTCGCTTTTACTTGATGGATTAAACTCAGACCAAATAGATCAAATAATCACGCTAACTAGAAAAAAGAAGGCGCTTGAGGATGAAGCAGAAGCGGTTAAGCTAGCCCAAAAAGCAAACGAGGATTACAAAGAGTCAATTAAAAGCGTCAACGACGAGCTAGATTCATTCTTTGACAAGGAAAGCAGCGACAGCACGAAAAAGGATGAGCAACGCAAAGCGACGCTAACAACTCAGGTGCAAAGTGTTGGATTGACTCCACTGGAGCAAATACAAGCGCGTTACCAAGCTGAAAAAGCACTACTTGAGCAAGCTGAAGCTGAAAAGATTGAAATAGTAGGTACGTATGCTGAGCGCTATAAGCAAATAGAAGCTGAGAAGCAGGAAGCTATACAAGGACTGCAAAGCAACACTAATGAATTTATGGAAAATGCTTTTGGTAATCTTGATACGCAAATAGCCGGTACGCTTGGCAGTATCGCTCTAGGCGCTCAAGATGGCGAGGAAGCATTCAGAAGCTTAGCAAACACAATATTAACTCAGGTTGTAGGTGCTTTAATTCAAGAGCAAGTAACATCAGCTTTAGTTAGTGCTGGGTTTATAGCGCAAAAAGGCGCGGAGACTGCGGCGGTAGTTGGTGGGATAGGCGCACAAGCAGCGGCGGCAACAGCAGCAACAGCAACAACAACAGCGGCAACAGTTGCATCGGGTGTGGCAATAACAGCAGCCATGGCTCCGGCAGCGGCAGCTACATCAATAGCGACGGCTGGTGCGGCTCCTGCGGCAGCTTCTGGCATCACTCTTTCGACTATCGGGTTAATCATTGGCGGCTTGGTTGGTGCAACAGCATTGGCTGGCGGTCGAGAGTTTGGCGGCCCTGTTAGTGCTGGCTCAATGTATCGCGTTGGTGAAAAGGGTAAGCCTGAGTTTTATAAAGATAACTTAGGCAACCTGTCAATGATACCAGGTGAGAATGGCGAAGTTATACCAGCTAATAAAATGGGTGGTAATAGTGGCGGCATGACAGTGCAAGTAAACAACTATACGCCATACCAAGTATTTGTAACGCAAGACCAAGCAACTAACATTGCAAAAGTCGAGATTGGCAACGAAGCTAGCAAGTTACAAAAAGGGCGCGGCAACATGTATAATGCAATGAAGTCAGGCGGAAACTACAAAAACGATGCTAAGAGGTAATAAATGCCAATCCCTATAGACTACCCACATGATTTATTGCCAGCGCCTTTAGTCGGTAAGCAACGCAGCGTACAGCAAACGTATGATACACGCGAAAACTTTGACGGTAAGATGCTAACACGTAAAAAGCGTGATAGCTCTACTGTTTATTTTAACGTGTCGTTTTTAGTGCCTTATGCAAAGTCGCAGCTAATGGCGTTATGGCTTGAAGGTGTGGATGATGGACAATCATTTAAAATGACACTCAAAACTGAGGGCGGATTTAATGAATATACTTGTAAGTGGAAAGATGCACCGATAAACCCAACAGAGGAAAACGGCTATTACACTTACTCAGGCACCATTTACGCTGATAAGTTATTGCAAGGCTGGGAAGATAGCACAGAGCAAGAGAAGGACGATTATTGGGATTTGCTAGCAGCTAACAACGGTTATGACCCGCTTGATATTGCAGTCAATGAAAGGTGGCCAGAGCAATGAATGATGAGTTAAAGCAGTTTTACGTAACACAAGATAGTGAGCGCATTGTTTATAATGCGTTTATTATTAGTAGTCCAACTATTGGCGAGTTTAGATTTGTTATAGACCAATCTGACAACCTAGATTTATACGTTGATGGTGCGACTAAGGAGTTTACCGGTTGTGTCGCGTCAATCCCTGAACAATCAATACTATCAAGCGATGACGTTGATAAGGGGGAAGTTGCATTTGACCGTGTAGGCTTTGAGGTGGTTAGCGAAATGCGAAAGCTTGATGATGCACCAACATTTGAAGCGGTGACTGTTAGGTTTTTAACTTACTTAGAAGGTGAGCAAGACGCGCTTTATGATTACTCTGCTTATATGTCTAATTTCACGGCAGGCGCAAGACAGGTTAAACTAGCTCTAACAACAGAAAACCTTGAGAAACAAACCAAGGTTAACAAAATATATGACCCATCTATCTACGTGGGTTTACAGGGGCTATAATGACGCAAACAGAGTTCATTAACTTAATGATTGGTAAGCCATGGGTTAATCGCGCTGATACAGTTGATGCGGTTGATTGTTACGGGCTAGTTAAGCTTTATAAGCAAATGGTTGAAGGTGTGGAGCTACCACAGGCTACAGGCTACAAGGAAGGCTTTGCATTTGATGGTATTTGGCGCAGAGAAACTAAGCGTACCTGGTGGCAAATAGGCACGTGGACGAATGGTGCAATGGTTACATTTTACGACCAATCTATGAAGCCAATGCATATAGGTATTTGCGTTGGTAATCAGCAAGTGCTACACGCTCGCGGTAATGAAGAAAACGGCGGCAAGGTAGAGATTCACTCTATTAGCGCACTATCAAAAGCATATAAAGCGGTAAGTTTTCACGAGGTAATTAATGGCTAAGTTAATCGTACAAGACCAATTAAAATTAAGAGCGCCGGAAGTTTACCCAATAACAGACTCGATGCGCGTTATTGATGCGGTAAAACTTAAGTTTGAAAAGATAGACCCGAGCAAAGTTACAATACATCTAAATGATAAATTAGTACCACCTTATAGTCCGTTAATGTTTGAGCTTATTGGCGATAAAGATAGCGTTACAGTTACACATGAAGTTAAAGGTGTTTTTAGTGGCTTCATAGGTGTTGCAGGCGACGTATTAAAAGGTGCTTTAGATTTCTTAATTGACATACCCGACTTTTCAACCAGCGAAGAAACAAGCCCTAACAATAACTATTCATCGCAAACCAATACGGCTAGAGCTTATTCTCAACGCCCTTTAGTTGTTGGTAGCCCTGTTATATTCCCCGACTTAATAGGTCAAGCTATAGAGTATTACCAGAGCAACGTTAAGCAGTCAGAGCAATACTTTGAAGTGTGTACTGGCGTTTTAGATAGCCCAACAATACAAGCAGGCAACACCAACATAGCAAAGTTTGGTACAGCGGCAACGGCTTTGTATTATCCATCAAGCGGCGTAACAACTATTCCCGATTATCGCATTGGTCAAAAAGTTGACGAGGTTGACGGGCAAATAATAAAAGGTACAAACGAAGGGCAAGATGGAGCTACATTCTCATGCAGTGAAGGGCCAAGCGCATCAACTTACGGCGGTACAACTTTTACAGTTAAGCTTGCGCAAGATGCGCAAAGCGACGGTCTAAAGGCCAGTTTTGACTCTGGTAATGAGAATGTCGAGTTGCAATATGGTGTTTTCATAACAATTGAACCAGGCGGTGGTCCTGAGCCTACAACGACAAGCGGCACCGGCAGAATTAGCAGCATGACGCTAAGCGGTACAGAGTACACGGTAAACATAGTTAATTTTAACGGCCTGAAAAGCGAAACAACTTACGATGACCCGTTTATATTTACCATGAAGCTTGATAATACTATTGGCCCGTTTTCATGCCCTATCGAATGTGAAAAGCTATTCTTTAATATTAAGTTTGACCGAGGTCTTAAAAAGTCAGTTCCTATCAGCGTTACAACTTACGAGCTAGATTCAAAAGGTGGTACGCGCACAGGTGTATCGCAAGTATTTAGCGTGATTTATGATGATGATACAGTTGATGCGGTTTACGAGACGTTTACCGTCACACCTACTGCGGGGCGAACTTGGTATGAATTTGAGGTTAAGCGCACAAACGAAGCATCGCAAGATACTGAAAAGCCAGATATACCAACGCTAGAAGCTGTTTATTGCATTCAAGAGCTAGGCAATTATAACTTTCCAGATGGCGGCACGATGCTATCCGTTAAGATGCCAACAACGCAAATCCCAACAGGGTCAGGTGTTGATAATAAAATAAACCTAATTAACGGTCAGGTTATGATGCCAAGTTATGACAAGGCAACGCAAACCATACTTGCTGATGCACCTAGTCGCAACTTTGCCGATGCTGCTTTATTTGTATGGCGTGACTTCTACGGGCAAGACGTTAGTATTCTTAACCTTGATGAGCTTTATACGATAGCGGATTCATTGCCAGAAGATTTAAAAATGTTTGACTATACATTTGACGACACAAGCAATGGTGTCGGTACGGTTATGGATATTATTTTAAATGTTGCTCGCGTGTATAAATACTGGGATGGTCAACAGATTAGATTTTGGCGTGATGAAGCAGTAGCGTTTAATTCAGCATTATTAAGTCGCGCAGACCTAGCAGCAGAGTCAGACCGTAGTTATTCAATATCACGAAGCAGCTTTGTCAGTGGCGAATACGATAGCGTGCAGATTGAATACATTGACCGAGAGATTAATAAGAAGGCTTACATTTACCGCTCTATTGACGGCACCGGCACAATTCAAAACGTAGCTGGTGCAAACGCCAAGCAAGTTGTTTTAAGTGGCTGTCAAAATCTAGTTAACGCAACAAATCGCGCTGAGCTAGAAATACGCAAAATGCTATATCAACGCTGGACTTTATCAGATACGTTTATCGATGCGCATAGATTCCTAGAGCGTGGCGCAGTTGTTATGTATAACGAGGTATACGAAGGTGGCGATGCATGGGGTGGTGAAATACTATCAGTTATCGGCGGCACTGCTACGGTACGTGAAGAACTTAACTTGCAAGGTGGTACAACTTACCAAGTTTATTACACTAACGCGCTAGGTGAAGTTATAGGGCCACAAACGGTAACTGCATCGACTGCTAACAGCTTTACATGTGGTGATTTATCTCAAGTTTATCTTGAAGGTTTTGAAGGTGGCGCAATAGGTAGCCGCTACTACATAACAGAGGTTAACGGTACTATAAATAGACGCTGGCGTGTTATGGAGCGCGAAACAGCGGGATATGATGTGCAAATAAGCATGATAGGTTATGACGAGCGCATTTATGAAGCTGATTAGATTTACGCTATAATAAACCAACTTATTGATAAGAGATTTAAAACATGTCGAAAATAACTGATGCGGAAGCTAATGCAACGTCCTTGGACGGTTTAGTAAATGATAACGCACTTGTACCAACTTTGCGGAACGGGCCAAAACCTAGCTATCAATATTTAGTTGATGGATGGAATACCGAGTTTAATACGCTGATTGACAACCTTGACACTCAAGGCGATGCGGCTATAGTGGCTATAAATGAAGATGTGGCAACGGTTGACACCCTTAAAAACTCTGCGACATCACTTATAAACTCTGATGTAACTACGGTTGATAACGCGGTAACGGTAGCGCTTTCATCTATAAATGCAAGCAAAGTAACCGTTGATAATGCAGCAGCTAATGTTGATGCAACAATTGCCGAGCTTGACAGTAAATATAAATTAACAGCTATTGGTGTTGATGGTGCTTGGCAATCTGGTATTGATTTTACAGCATACAATCAATATCTTGTATTTAGCGGTACGGCTTATCAACCAAAGCCTGAGACGTCATTACCGTACACTACTGGTGCAACTCCGGATTTAGATGATGTTCAGCCTGTAGCGCCAAACACAGCAGATAATATTTTTGTAGCTAACGGCGGTACAGTTCAAGATCAATTGGATGGACGAGAGTTTGATACTGTTGCTGACGCTATTGCATTTACTAAAATAGATAAGCTTTCAGGTAATCGCGTTTACCTAAAAGACCGCCAAGCTTATTTTGAGGTTGTAGCATCTATCACTATAACACCAAACGATATAGACCAAATACTTAGCACGGCTAATACGTCTTTTGGCTTCAGGCTTCCAGCATCAGCAGAGATTTCAACCACCAACCTAGGTTGTACAGGCGAGCAATCGCAAAGTGTAGCTGATAGGTTTGAAAGGGGCGGGGAGTTAATTAACAGTGTAGGCGGCGGCACTCTTAAAATTAATAACGGCAGGCACACAATAGAAAGAACAACTTTCATACCTGTTGGAGTTTACCTTAAAGGGGATAGCGCCACGTTTAATAGGGGTACTACCGCAGAGCCTGACTTCAACAAGTCGGCAGTGCTATACCCGTTGGATACTGGCATTTACATTGAGAATTACTTATTCTTTTTAAATATAGATATAAATAACCCTGAAAGCTGGGTTACGCAATTTCCAAACAAAGGCAGCGGTGGTGTCAGTAATCTATCTATTGATGCGGCAACGTCTAACGTGGGTTATAACGGCTTTAAGTTCGGAGGCAGTCACAAGTTTGAGGAACTTCGCTGTAGAGGTGTTGGGACGCTAATTGGTAAGCCTGTAGGCTTATACACTGACGCTGTTAGCATAAAGCAGATACACGCAAGCTACAGGAAAAACACCACAGATTATTTGCTTGACATACCCGGTCTTGGTGACGCTTACGTAATTGAAGATATAGCATCTGGTTATATAGATAACCAATCAGGGATTACAAAAAATCTGAATCTAGGTACATGCAGGTCTGGACACGTGACAGGTTTGATAAATGGTATTAGCACCTTTAATAACACTTCTGGCGTTACTATTAGCGCTGGTCACTTGGAAGGCGGATACTATGAGTTAGTAAACAGCGAAGTTATTGTAAGCGGTAATGTATTCTTTACAGAAGTAGATAACGCGCAAAGCGGTGTTTTGGTAAATAACTCTGATGCTTTCCTAAATAAATGGGTTTCTGTAATAAAAGACAACCAATTTACTAGAGTTCCAAACCGTCGCGGCGGATGGGGTAACAGTGAGAGAGCAGACATAACCTTTGCAAACGCTAGCTCTATGGCAATATTAGAGAATAACTATCGAACCACAAGTATATCAGGCGAGATAGCTACAAAGTCTACATTCGGCATAATTATTGATATGAATGGAAATTTAGATAATGCTTTCAATAAATACTCTGAACATCTCAGTATTAGCAAAGTTAAAGTTTCAGGCGGAAAAGCCCATTTAAGTCACTCGTTTGGATCTTTTAATAAGAATTACGGCGGATTCGGGGCCAATTCATCGGTCGTAAATATAGATCAAGATAGCTTTAAAGAAGCTACAGGGACATATTACTATCAGTGCCAAGTATTGCTTGATGCAGATAGATTAATAGGCCGTACCGTAATTAATAGCGAGATTTCAATTGATGTGGTAAGTCAGGATGATATACCAGTTCTGTACCTAGATAAAAGCGCGTTTGAGGATTTTTCAGGTGTTAAGCTGCGGGTGTATCGCGGTACAAGTTCTGGGCAGTACAGCAATTATGTTGATATCCCCATCGTTAACTCAGGCAAGCTATACGATGATGGTGAATCTCTTTCTGGATTCCCATGGAAGGCCATGGTTGTAGGTGGAATGTTATCACTAAATAACAACGGGCTTTCTAAGAGATTTAAAATATTTGATAATAATATTGAGATACACACGGATGCAGCAAAGCCAAGCGCTGGCACGTGGGTTTCTGGTGATAGGGTGGTAAGGGATACGATAACACCTGTCCTTGTGGGAGACCCGATAACAACGGAATACCTTCGTCTAAGTAATGGTAGCGCTCACGCTGGCAGGGTTGACTGGTTGGCGTTAAATATGCTTGAGGCGTAAGTGTAAAACAGCCCCTTAATTGGGGCTGTTTACCTTTCTTAACGTTATAAAATTAACATGGAAACTAGCAGATACAATTAAATACGGCAGACACTGGCGTAAATGTATTTGTTAGCTTGGTTGTTATTTTTTACTTGCTACACCTTTAACTTTGTCGTGACTACGCATTGCAGCAACGCCAAGCAGTGAGCCTATTAACGCAATCATATCTGTAGCACCTAAATTTGGGAAGTTTGGCAACATTAAATTACCTGTACCATCCCAAGCGTTAAGCACTGTGAAAGCCTGATAAGACCAAATGTAAGTCATAACAATAGCTTTTGGTACATACATACAAAACAACGACACAACGCCTACCCATCCGACAGCGGGTCGCCACCAAGACTGAAACTTTGAACTGCTATTTGCATCTGCTAAATTGATTTCAGCTTGCTTTAGCATTAGCGAAACATGCGCGTTTAATTGCGCTAAATCACCTTTTTGCTCTAGCTCTTTCAGCTTTCGCATTTCTTCGGCGCGTTTAGTTTCATCTGGCCAGATTCTATTTATTGCTGCTTCACCTAATGATAATGCAGCGCTTAACGGGTCAAAGCTCATAACAACACCACATAAAAGAATAAAGCCCAAAGCCCGGCACTTAATATAAACGCGCCTTTAGTCCATCGTGTTACTTTCATTGTGTAGCCCTCCCAATAATAAATATTAAGTTAAAAAATACTGATACAGCTAACCAAAACATATACCCGCGCTTTGAGTCGTTAACTCTTTGCAGTGTCTTTTGCAATGCGTGTACGTCGTGCGGGTCACATTCTTGCGCTTCTGTTTCAAGGTTTTCTGTGTCGATGTGGGCGGTCATAGTATATCCAATATAAAAGAAGATTCACCAACATAGCTGATTATCTTATCTAGCGTATTTTTACTGTTAGTTACATCTGGCAAGCCATCTGAATCAATATCTTTTATCGAATCGCCAACAAGTATGCAGCCCTCAATATCTCTCGTGAAATTACCCTTGTGGATTTGTATAAAGGTACGCTGCGGAACATTATGCACAGAAATCATATCACCATTCTTTTCACTGTAACCAACTGAGCAAATGTACCTACCACTAGGGATTCGACTTATATTTTTTGCATTATTTTTCCACGGTAATTCAAGAGTGTAAGCTCTGTTATTTCCAAAATTAATAATACCAATAGTGCAATCATCTTGCTGAATACGCTTAATTGTTAATAACTTCATTATATCAACTCCTTTTCTTTAATTTCTTTATGGGCTTTTTCGTAACCAGATTGATAAGCCATTCTCATATCTTCGCGACTTAGCTGAATACTAGAGTCTGCCGGTGCATCTATGTAGTATTCATAGAAATTTAAAAAATCAATCCAATTACCGCTTAGATTCTTCATTTAACCTCCTTACAATCCGTTGCCATCCAACCCTTGCCGCGCTCAATTTCCGCTTCTTCTTTAGCGCTTTGCATGGAGTCGCAATCGTAAATAGTGATATAACACTTTTCACCATCTGCGTTTTTTAGTGTGACTTTGTAGTTATTCATTTATAAACCTCATTGGTTTGTCATCGTTGTAAACTTCGGCTTTTATCTCGTAGCTATGGGCATTAACTATATCATTTACCCGCTCGCATTTACGTGCAAGCATAAGATAAAACTTACGCGCCTTTTTTGCGTTTCCTTCATATTCGGCTAGTCGTGCTTGTTGAAGTAAGTCGTCTGTCATAAGGTTATAATTAATTATGTTGTTTTTATCATACTAGCACGTTATAGTGACAATTCAATAATTAATTTTAAGAGGGGTTATTTATGAGCAGAGATGAAGAAAAGCTAATCAAGGAGCTGTTAGCTATAATACACTCTGACGGAGGCCATAATTTATCCAAGAATGGCTATGAAAAATCAATAAATGAGGCTATAAAAATATGTTTGAAAATGAAGAGTGCCTAAATGCAGGTTTAATATTCTCATTTACAGTGTTGGTTATTGCTCCCGCCTTACTGTCTGTAACAATACTAACTATTGGAATATATAAAAACAAAGCCCCATAGCGGGGCTTTTTAGTGTGTGTCAATATTTACTACCTTTTGAAAGATTATCATAAGCCCACAACGGCTGTAGATTGGATAGCGCGTTAACTTGGTTTGGATCAAGATTGCCTTCACTTATAAATGCAGAGATAGGTTTTATATGATCTATATGCCAATCGCCATAATTATCCCAAGTCATACCTTCTGTGAATAAACTCTCAAGGTGAGATATAAGCTCATCTCTATTGTAACTCATCTTTTTTACGCTGAATTTCCTGTATGGCTGCAATGATAAAAGCCTTCTTATAGACGCCCGCATAAATGAAGTTATCTTGTGCTCCCTCCTTTCCCTCAACTTCCTGCAGTACCTTCTATTCCTAACCCTTCCAGCTCTAGTTCTTCTCCTAGAGTTTGTCTTATCCTTAAACTTCGAGTAAGGCTGGATTTTCTCACCTTCCCTATCCCTTTCCTTTAGGCAATTAACGCATTGATTTGTACTAACAAGCCTATCATAATTATTGCATTTGCCGCATGGGGTGCTTTTGTATTTTGTACGCCCAATATTTCTAGCCATTATTCGCTTAAATTGAGCTGCCTTCCTAGTGCCAGTAATGGGAGCGCCTCTTAACATAGACCCTCTTCTTTTTAGGCATCGCGTACATTGCCAAGTGCTAACAAGCCTTATATTAAAGCCGCATTTAGAGCAATTTGAATTTGATATGTATCTTTTTACGGAAAGACGTATAGCTTCTTCCCTAGAGTCGGCTAAGTCGCCTATTAGGATATGCGAATTCATAATAACACCACAGTATTTACCAGCTCTTAAGTGTTTACGGAAGGACATAGAGCTGTGGTATGTCTTTTCAGGAGCTACCCTATCCGCAAATTAATTATAACAGTTTTAATTGGTATGTGTAGCTTGATACTTTTCCTTTTGTTCTTTCATTCTTTTTACAGTGTCGTCAATCAATGGCTCTCCAGTTTTGCTATCTACCAATATTGGAGATTGGCTACATAAACAATTTATGGATGATGCTCCGATAGAGTAAAACTTTTCCACCTCTTGCTGAGTATAAATACTTCCATGCCTACTCACATGATTAGGGCGGCTGCTTTCAGCCAAGGCGCTAAACCATAACTGCTTAAACTCATACGGCGAGTCGTCGAATACCGTTTCGTTAATCTCTTTCGTTTTTGCTCGCTGTGCGGTTCTGTAAGCGCCTAAAATTTCAGTACGTGCGATTCGTTGCGCTCGACTAAAACCTACGCCTACACGCTTTTGCACGTCCGCTGATATTGCACGAATACCCAAGCCGTCAGCCATGCCGCGCGTTAATGTTTCTGATAGGTCGACTTTCATCGAGTCAGTTAAACCTTTCATTTCATTAAATACGCGACCATAAACTAACGCTAATGATTGTGTTGCTTGCGGATTAAACTCGTCACCACTTAACGATTGAATTTGACGCGATACAATATCACCAACAAGGCTAGGCGTTGACTGGTTTTTAATATCTTGAATAGTATCGTTAATACCATCGTTAAACGCGCTTGATAAGTAAGATTGGAAAAACCAGTTAGGCGGCTTTTTACCTGTGTATGATCCTAATATCTCATCATACAAAAGGCGCTCAATAAATTCGTTAATCGACTCATAACGCGCTACGTCTATTTGATATTCGTAGTAAGTCGTTTTATTAACTGCAATTGACGAGCGGTGTGTATCTAACTCGCCATTTGCATTTGTGAAGTATACAAGCGGCTGCCATTCCTTATTAACTGCGGATACGGTGCGATAATTAGCCTGGTCAGCCACAAGTTTACGCACACCCGTTAAGATGCGCTCAAACCTAACTTTTAACTCACGCTGCTCACGTGATAAGTTTTTCTTTTGATGCGCTGGGTCGGCTGCATCTTTTGGCATGACTGGCCCGTTTTTAATCTGGCGTATTTTCATCAAGCGTTAACTCATCTTTAGGG